CGTTGTCTAAAGCTGGGCCGGCTTACAGCAACCTGATGCCTGCGCCTCCGTACAACACGATGTGATGGCAAGTCAAGATTCTTGGGCCAAGCCGCTAGCCAAGCAGCTTGTTGATCTGTTCCGCGTTAATAGCTTCAACTACATCCGCATGGCTGAGCCTGTGTATGACCCGGAGACGGGCGACATCACTGGTGGCGAAACTGTGTATACCTCTGCTGGCGCTGTGACTAAGTCCGGCAAAATGGGCGAAGGCAGTGTTGGTAAATCGCTTTACCTAGAAGCGTGGCTTGATACCGCGGGCATTGACGAACAGTTCCCAACCACTGATGACTTGGTTGAATACAACGGGCGCAAGTGGAACATCGTCAGTGTGGACCCTCAATACAGTGGTGATGTCTTGTATGCGGCCAAGATACGGGCTGAGTGCTGATGAAAGATATAAGCAAAGCACCCGATGATCTCACCAAGTTTTTGGACAATGTGTTGCACAACACTGTGGTGAGCTTTCACAGTGATCTCAGCAGCAAGCGCGTCAGCCCTTGGGATACTGGCCGGTTTGCAGCTTCCTGGTTTGTAGAAGGCGGAGAAAGTCAGGTCCTGAGCTACAAAAACAGCTATACGCTTAGCAACCCGCTGCCTTATGCAGAGCGCTTGTGCTTTGGTAACTGGGCAGTTTCGCAGCCTAAAAACTGGTTCCCGGCTTATTTCAACAGCAAGGGCCAAGGCATTGTTAATCGTGCTGCCAAGAAAGCTGAGGGTCTGCTGTGAGCTATCAATTGATCCGCGGTGCTATTGAGATGGCCACAGCTAGCGCCTTAGTAGACGCTGGCATTGACAAGGTGTTTTTCGACAACGTCAGCTACGCCGCGCCTGACGCAACCACCTCATTTGCTGAGATTGCCATCACATTCAGCGAGGCTAAGCAAGACGTTGTTGGCTGCCCAGGCGTTGATGATTTTGGCGGCACGGCCACTGTTTATATCAACACCCAAGCGGGCAAAGGCGCTCGTCAGGGCGAAGAGTTCGCTTTGGCTGTGTTTCGCACTTGGACTAATACCGCCGCCATAAATGGATTCCTTGGCGATCCAGCCCATGTGCGTATGCGCAACCTTGATGGGCCCAGAGTAATCAACGGCGATGAGTCAGACACGCATCAGCAACACGTGATTACAGCAGCCTTCCGCGGGCGTATTGGATAACATCAACTTGTAGGCCGTGCCTACTAAACAAGGTTGCCCCCACCTTGGACGCCCCAAAAGACGCCCCAAAAGTCTTTAATCCAAGGAGAAAAACTCATGGCTGGGCTCTGTGACTCCACAGTGCTAACAGGCCAGGACGGAATGATTCAGTTCAAACCGCCTGGGACTTCTGTTTGCGTTCGTGATTTCAGTGCATTTGGCACTGACGGTACTGACTCTCACATCACCGTACCTTGCACCCACGATTTCCGAGTGAATGACATCGTCATTTTCCGTGAAGAGCAAGGCGGCAAACTCGATAGCGCGCTTGCAAGTTCAACTCGTGCCCGTGCTGCAACTGGCGAAATCCTGAGCTTTGGCAGCTTTGTTGCCGGTTCTGGTTATCCAAGCAGCTTGAGCGCCCAAGCCTGCACCTTTACTGGTGGCAATGGTTCTGGCGCAGCAGGCACAATCACCACTGATGGCTCTGGCGGCGTCACTGCTGTCACCCTGACTGACGGTGGTTCTGGTTATTTGAGCACTGATCAGCTCAGCGTTGCATTGGATGCCACGATCACTAGCGGCTCAGGTTGTGTCATTGAGGTTGAGTCCGTCTCGACTGCCACCGGTTCTGCCGCTGCGTATTACGTGGTTGGCCGTACTGATGACTGGATTGCTGTTTCTTCTTCTCAGAACGGCACTCCGATCAGCATGAATGGCGATGGTGGTACTGGCACTGCTGACACCGAACTTCCGGCTCACATCAACATTGAGCTGGCTGATTGGTACACCGTCTGCAACGTCCGCAGCTTCTCTGTTGAGGTGTCGCGTGACGAGCTGGACATCACTACTTTGCCTTGCGAAGTGTCTGGCGGTTGCGACAAGCTGGCTTCTTTCCGTTCGACTCAATCGGGTTATGCGGAAGCCACTGGCACCATTGAGGTGTACTTCACCTGCGATCAGGAGACCATCTCTAATCGCTTGCTGAGCTCTTCTCTGCTTAAGAGCCAGTCCGGTGCACGCGTCAAACTGTTTGTCTGCGCCAAGACCGACAGCAATGGCGTGATTGATGACAGCACAAGCTTGTACTTCGACGCTGAGATCAACATCTCTGGTATGTCATTCGAGGTCAACCCGGATGATCCCAACACTGCAGAGCTCAGCTTTGCCGTCACCAAGATGTATGGCGCTTTCGGTATGACCGCCTAAGGTCTGCTCGGGAGATGCGATGCCCCTGCGTAAGCGGGGGTTTTTTCTTGGGTATACTCAATACGCATACGGAATTTGCTACATGCGGGCGATTGATCGGTTAGTTGCTGCTGTTCACATGCAGCCCGACAAAAAGTCTGTTGAGTTGCCTGACGGTTCAGATTTTGAGTTCTATATGACCCCGTTGACCTTGGCTCAACGTAAGCGCGCGCAGAAACAAGCCAAATCTGATGACGCCACTGATTTCGCGTTGCAGCTGCTGATCAACGTTGCACGTGACGAAAACCAGGCCCCGCTGTTCACTGCTGGTGATCTTGCTGTATTGCGTAACAGCTTGCCTGCCAACTTGGTCGATGCGCTGATGCTGGTCATTCTTGGCGCCACTGAAGAGGATGACGAAGAAGAAGAGGAAATCACCCCAAAATCCTCAAGGCGCTCTTCCAAAAAGACGGAGAGCTGAGTTTTCTGTTCTTTCTGGCTAAGGAGCTCCACATGACCGTGCTGGAGCTGCAGGAACGAATGACTTACGAAGAGCTGGCGTTATGGTCGGCTTATTACGAGTGGAATGCTGATCTGCAGCGTGAGGCGCAACGCAAGGCATCTAAGCGGCGTCGATAAAATTTAAGTATTAGAAAGCGACCATGGCCCAGTCATATCAGGTCGATATTGTCACTAAGGTTGTTGGTGCCAGTAAGGTCGCGCAACTTGACAAGGCATTAGCTGATTTATCTAGGAATTCCACCAAGGTTGATACTGCTGCCCGTAGAGCGGCTACTTCTACCAATACTCTCGGTACTGCTGCACAAACTGCCGGAACCAAAGCCAAAAGTTCTGCGGCTGGCTTCCAGACAATGGGCGCGGCCATCAATGCGGCTGCTGCCAAGATCACGTTAATCATCGGCGCTGTTCAGACTTTCAGCCAAGTCATGGGCGCTGCGTTCGAGCGTCAGAACGCTGAAAAACGACTCCAGAACCTAACGGGTAGCACGGCGGAGTATGAAGCAGCACTGCTATCTGCCGCATCAGTCAGCCAAAAGTTTGGCATCTCGCAGACAGAGGCCACACAAGCCTTGGGCGATGTTTACTCCCGCCTTTCTGGCGTTGGGTTTGGCTTAAAGCAGGTCACCACGATTTACGAAGGCTTTAACACCGTTGCCCGTGAGTCTGGCATCAGTTCTGAAGCTGCAAGCAGTGCGTTTCTGCAGTTGGGTCAAGCACTTGGCTCCGGTGTATTGCAGGGCGATGAGATGCGCTCGATTCTGGAGCAGATGCCGCAGCTGACGCAGATGATTGCTGCTGAGATGGGCATTGCTGCATCGCAGGTCAAGAAGTTCGGCTCTGAAGGCAAAGTTACCAGTGACATCATTTATTCCGCACTGGAGAAAGCTGCTGCTGGTGCTACTGATCTCAACGGCAAGCTGACGCCTGCGCAGCAGTCGATGAATCAATTCAATGTCGCTATCGATAAAGCCAGCGTTGCATTGGGTACGGCGCTTATCCCTGCGCTTACTGGATTGATTGAAGCGATCACACCTGTAATTTCTGCTGTTGGCACGCTTGTTCAGAAGCTTGACGAATTAGGGGCAAGTAAGGTTTTTGAGTTTTTAATGGCACCTGCTCGTGCTTTTGGTGAGCTTGTTAATGGCGCTGCGGGTGAAACTGAGAACTTAAGCGAAAAGGCAAAAGAAGCTGTTGCTGATTTTTCTTCACTGCCAGAGACTGCGGCTGCAGCTAAAGCACCAATTGAACAAGTTGCAGGTGCTACTAAGAAGATTGCAGATAATTCTAAAACCGCTGCTGAAGAGCAGGGCAAGCTAAAAGCAAAAGTCAGTGAAACAGTTGCGCCTACCAAGGAACTTGCCCAGCAAAATGCTGAGATAGAAAAACAGATTGCGCTGCAGAAAACCCTGCAAGCTGCGAAGAATGGTGAAACACAAACCGCCGTACAGCTGACGCAACAGGTTGCAGATGGCGAAGGCCAAGCAGCGCAAAACGCACAACAGTTAGCGTCAAACCAAGCAGGTGCTAATGCACAGATCAACGAAGGTGCTAGTGCTGCAGGGCGTTTGGCTGGCGAGTTAGAGCGCGCAGCTGCTGCTTCGTCTGGCATTGGTGGTGGCTCATTTGCTGGCAACTCAACCTCTGCTAGTTACTCCCACAAACAATTTGATAAGTACAAACTAGATTCTGAAGGAAACATTGTTGAAACCAGTGCAGAAGAGCGTAAACGCCAGATGAATCAGGCAAAAATCAGCAAAGTGAATGCGCAGTACAAAACTGCCCAAGCGTGGGACGCTGCTTTTGCGGGTACTGATTACAACTCACGCACCAGCGCCGTAATGCGAACTGGCGGAATGATGGGCGTTGTGGGTTCGCAAATGTATGACGCATTTCTTACCGCTGGTGGATATGACTCAAGCAAGCATCAATACCTTGAAAAATTTGCAGATGGTGGCTATGTAACAGGACCGCAGCAGGCAGTTGTTGGCGAAGGTGGTGAGCCTGAGTACATCATCCCGGCTAGCAAAATGGACTCTGCTATGCAGCGGTATGGCAGCGGCATGCGTGGCTCTTCTGTTATTCCTGAGAGTGCCAACGTCAGCGTTAATTACAGCGGCAGCACCGTTGACATGGGCGGCACAAGCTACGTCAACAAGGGCGATGTCAATGGCATTGTTTCTCAAGCTGTCAATCAGACTCTGACCACGTTGCAGCGCAGTGCTGGGGCACGTCTTAGGGCAGGTATGCGATGACCACAGCAATAGCAGCTTTCCTGCGTGTTTATGACCACACACCACCGGCTAATGATGATGGCACGCGTTTGCTATGGCAAAACTTTTTCATTGGCAAGGCCGTTGACGGTTACATTTATCAGTCATTTGACGTAAACGATATTGTGATGAATCGCTCGGCTGATGAGGGCGGCATATCAATCACGTTGCCTGCGCTGTCTATTCACCTGGACTTTTTTACTGCTGCGATTGAAGCCGAGCAATTAGCTGACATCAAGTTGTATGAGATGGATGCGTCAACCAGCATGCCAACTGATCTGACTTCTGCTGTGCTGGTGTCGCGTTTTGTTGGCGAGGTGATTTCTTTGTCAACTAATTTGACTGAAATACAGATTGAGCTTGGCGCAGCGATTGACGCGGTTAGTGGCGAGATTCCTGGCCGTCGCGTCACGACTAGCGTGGTGGGAAGGTTGCCGACCTTATGAAATTCGTTTTTCCGCAGGATCCATCGCATTCGGTTAGCGCGATGCGTCGCGTTGATGAAAATGCTGATGTCAATTCAGGTCAGAGTAATCGAGCGCGACAACAAGATTTAGCAGTTGTTGGCCAAACCGTGCCAATGCTGTTTTGCAATAGGCATGAATGGGGTACCGATGTAAGTGGTCAAGAGCTGGGCGAAAACGGCGGTGTTTGGTATAGCCCGCGCTTGATTGGCTTGTATCCCAAAGGACTGCTTGCAAACTTGCTGTATTTAATCAGCTCCGGCGAAGTGAAGGGCATGGATATTGACGATGTTTATTACGGATACGATGAGCTGACAAGTCTTGCTATTCAAGATTACGTTGTTGATGACAATGGCAATGTTGTTTTAAATCCTGATGGCACGCCAAAAACAGAACTTGTTGAGCCATATTTTGCATACGCCTACGAAGACATCCCGCCTGGCATTGATTCGATTTATCAGCCTGGTGGCAATGATGAGCTAAGAATTCCGAACATTCTGCCATTAGATAGTTTTGGCCTCAATGGTTATAGCTTCACCACTAGCGCCAGTACAGAAAAGCTCCAGATCAGCATTCGCGGTGATTTGTATAGCGAAAGATCGGGCACACTTGTAGACCCTTCTACGTATCAGCCAAGTTCAATTTCAGGTTCTCGGTCTTGCTCGCAGACAGCACGTCCAAGCCCTGGCGGTTCTGTTAATTATCCAGGCCCTTGTGATCCTGGCTGTCCAAGCCCGCCTGCTGGTTACTCGGGATCATGTAGTGGCACGAGTTGTTCTGGCTGGGCTGCTGGCGGTCAAGGTAATCTGCCTGGTGGCGGTGGTCCTTCTTATTACACACGCACCTGTACGCGTAGCTATTCCTTTTCCGGTTCACCATGGGCAGGTTCCAGCGGACCCAGTGTTCAGGTTGAGTTTTTTACCTACGCCAAATATCAGGTCACTTGCACGTCCACTTCGGCTAGCAGCAGTGAGCCAGCGGCTTATCAAAAAACATTTGTGCTGCGCATCGCTAATGGCTCAACGTATGCATTGCCTGAAATCCAGCTAGCGCCAGATACTTACCGCGTTGTCATTCAGAAAATCGAAGATGGTTGGGACCAGCAGCTCGATTATTATCCAGTAAGTAATAACCCAAATCAAAACAACCAGGTCTACTCAATTGCTTCAGAGCGACAGAATTACACCGTCAATGGCTTGTCGCCTGGTCGTGGGCAAATGCAGGCTGATATTTATATCACTGAAATCATATATCAAAACATTGAGTATCCAGATGTCCCTGGTGGTAGCGACCAAACCTCAGGCACGTTTTTTGATCTAACACTGGCTGGCATTAAAGGCAGCATTCGTGCGCTCAAGCCTGTTGACGGCCCTGATCAGTGGACCCAAGCGCATATCTTTGTTCGCCAAGGTGTCGAGTGTGAGCGCTTGATGCCTAGCTACTTTCCAGGCGCTGAAGCAACAGGCCCAAGTCATTTCTATGGCGATCTGATTGCTTACTTGCTGAGCAAAATGAATCTGCTTAAAAATGATCAAATTGATTACGACTCGCTGCGTGTCGCCTGCACAGTGCATCAGCGATATAAGTGCTATTTCAATGGCGTGATGCAGCTCACGTCCAGCTTTTCGGAGTTTGTCACGCGCACAGCGCCTTACTTCCTGATGACGCCAAGACAGGTCGATGGCAAGTACGGGCTATCACCCGTGGTGCCTGTTGATAGCGATGGCAAGTTCTCACAAGCGTCGGTCAACACTTATTTGAAGATGACGGTTACGGCTGATGAGATTGTGGCTGGCAGCTATAGCCGCAACTACTTTCCAGGCCGTGATCGTTCTGATATTTGCCTTGTCATGGTTTACAAGGATCAGCCAATTGGTCAGCCTGGCCAGACCGTGACGGTTGAGGTGCGCTACCGCGGCACTGCATTGCAAGGTCCTTTTGAGCAGCACGATCTAACTGACTTTTGCTGTCACCCCAACCAAGCGCTGCTGTCTGCTCGTTACCTGTTGGCCAAGCGTCGGTTCACGACTCATAGCTGCAGCTTGTCGATGGGCCGCCGCGGCGCGCAGCTTGTGCCTGGTGACGTGATTGGCGTTGACCTTGCACTGAACACGACTGAAGGCTCAGGCATTACTGATTTGATCTATTACCAAGTCGATCTAGTCACAGAGGGGCAAGGCGGTCAGGTTGACTTACAGCTAATTCATTTTCCCACCAAAACAGCGTCTGATGGCACTGTCGTTAGCGTGATCGCAGAGGAAATTCAACAAGGCCAGGTAAGCGTGCAATGAGCCAGTTCCCCGCACTTAAGCCGTCATCTCGCAGCTTCACGCCTGGAATGGTGCCTGTAAATAGCTTTGCCTCAGTGTCTGGCAAGGAAACGCGGGTGATTCTTGGCGACACCATGCACGGCCATACGGTCAGCTTGTCTTTTAGCAACCTGCAAGAGCCTGCGGTTAAGAAGATCACTGACCATTGGTACGGTCAGCAGGGCACTGCATTGGCGTTTCACTTGTCTTCTGCTGTATGGGCCGGATGGGCGGAATACGCGACTGCGACAACAGCCAATCAGCAATGGCGCTATACCGGGCAGCCGCAAATTGAAGCCGTTAGCCCCGGTATCATGAACGTATCGGTCGAATTGATGTCGCTTGCATGAAATACTTCACCGGCATCGACGGCAGCTTTTACGCAGACGGCAACAAGATTGCAAGAGTTAGCGCCTGGACTTTTGCAGCTAATGCTGCGGCGCTAAATACCACCACGCTGGGTGACTTCGCTACCACTGCCATTTATGGCATTCAGTCGTTTACAGGTAGCTGCACGCTGTATTACTACGAGAAGGACGCTGGGGCGATTGATGGCGGCACTGAGTTGATGGCTGACGTGTTCCGCACGACTCAGACCCCCACCAACCCGACCCATGAGCTAGTGCTTCGTTATGACAACGGTGCTACGACCCATGAAGTTAAGTTCAAGTGCTTGCTGAACCAAGTACAGATTGCTGCTACGGCGGGTGAAATTGTGACCGCTGCCGTTAACTTCCAGGTCACTGGACCGTTGCAGACAGCAACGATTGCCTAATGGCCATTTGGATGGGGCTAGATGGTGGCATCCGCATTGAGCGGTCTGCTACTGCGCCGGTATATGGCCGCATTGGCCCTAGTGATGTTGACTCTGGCACCAAGCGATTCGGCCTTGATAAAAACGTTGGCAACCTGTTTATTACTGGCGACCGCGTAGAGATTTCTCGTGTTGATGAGAATGGCGTACCTGTTACGGACTTGCTCGACTTCGTAGCAGCTTCTGGTTGGTCTGATGGCAACGTATACCCAGATGGTGTTTGGTATGTGAACGTCGATCAGGTTGGCGGCATGCGGCTGTTCAGTTCCTGGTCTGATTCATTAGCTAACTACCCACCCAATGCTGTTGCACTTGTAGAGCCTTCTGGCACTTATCGCTTGTCGCTGCGTGTCGTAGAAGGCGTTGAGCGCTGCTTGGGTCAAACGCAGTCATGGACGCTCAACACTAATCGCGACGTGGCTGACATCACCAGCCTTGGTGAAGGGTTTGCAAAGAATCAAGCGACGCTCGTTAGTGGCAGCGGCGATATTGACTGCTTCTTCAATGTGCTGCCTGACAGCTGCGCGGGTGACTCAGGTAACGAAGAGTTTTCGTATTACCTGCACAAGCTGGCCATGCGGCTTGAGATTGGGTCTGAGTTTATTGGTGTTTTTGTGGTGAAGCACGGCGGTGCCATTCCGCTGGACAGCTACGACAAACGCATTCATGACCGTGAGCTGTTCTACCTGTGCAACTGCGTAATTACAGAAGTTGGCGTTGAGGTGAATACAGAAGACATTATCCATAGCCAGATTAGTTTTGTCACCACTGACGAGATCAAGCTGATGTTTGACGCGCCTGCTAATTACTTGCTGCAAGAACCCGTGCCTGATCAGAAGATACTTCAAGAGTCTGATTTCGGAGTGCTTTTGGAAGCGCCTGAGTAAACTGCAATTAATACTCTGCGCAGGCGTAGACGGTGGCAGACAAGAGGATTACAGAACTTGCCCCGTTGAGTGCGGCTAGTACCCAGGGTGATGTTGATGTTCTTGCGATTGCTGACGTAAGCGCAGCTGAAACTAAGAAAATCACGGCGGCTGATGTCGTTGTTGCTGGCCTCGCGGGTGGTGTGCCTGACGGCAGCATCCCTGGCGCCAAGATTGAAGTAGACAGCATTACCAGTAAAGAGTTAGCGCCAGATAGTGTCACTGATGTTGAGCTAGCCGATAACGCCGTTGACACCGGTGCTCTTCAAGACGGTGCGGTCACTACCAACAAGCTGGCTGATAGTGCGGTTACTACCGACAAGCTGGCTGATAGTGCAGTCACTAGTGACAAATTGGCTGATGGCGCTGTTGGTGAGGCACAGATTGCTGACCGCAGTATTCCCGCAATCAAGCTGGTTCAAAACACCCTGACAGCTGATGAAATCGCTCCTAGTGCAATTGGGGCCTCTGAGCTTGCTGATGGCGCTGTAGATACGCCGGCTATTAAAAACGACGCAATATCAACGCCTAAATATCAAAACGCTTCTGTCACCAACGAGAAGCTGGCTGATGGGATTGATGGCGGGAAAATCCTTGATGGCACGATCAACGCCGACAAGCTCGAACCAGGCACGATTGGTGGCAATCAAATTGACGAAGTCCCGCTAGACAAGCTGCCGAATTGTCCACAAAATCACTTTGTCGCTGGTCGCCCTGGCGGCGGTGCACCACCTATTTACAGGGGGATCACCTCGTTCGACTTGCCGCATGCCACATCTACAGATATTGGCGGCGTATCAGTCCCGGCTGCTGGTGGATTGGCTGTCAACTCTGGGGCCGTCAGCATTGACAACACGGTCTCACCGTCTGAGCAGCCAGTAGTTACCTACAACAGCCACGGCTTAATCACTGGTGGCCGCGCGTTAGCGGCTGATGATTTGCCTTTAGGAGATGGCATCAATGTTGGTGCCGTTAAACCTGGGAATGGTCTTCAGATTCGCCCTGACGGCACGCTTGACGTTACCCCTGCCACGTCTGGTGAGATCGGCGGCGTCATTGAAGGCGAAGGGATCGACATCGCTGGTGACGGCAAGATTTCGCAAAGCCTGACGGGTGTTGTCGCTGGTGAATACACCAAGGTCACCGTTGACGAGATGGGCAACGTCACGGTTGGTGGGCAGCTAGAAGCCACTGATATTCCAAATATCGATTGGGGACAGATTGAGAACCCGCAAGTTGATAGTTCGATGCTTGGCAATAAGTCAGTGCAGCGCAGGCATCTTGATAATTACTCGATCATGTATATCCAAGAGGATCAGCCTCTTGTTGATAGCACAGTCCACATTGGTTGCTTGTGGTTCCAGGAGAGTACGGCAGCCCTTCATAGTTGGAATGGCAACAGCTGGATGAGCGTCGGCATTGGCCGATTATCTGCTGAAAACTTGCGCTACTGCGGCCTTATAGATGCCAACACATCGACAATTGTTGCGCTGACCCAATTTGGTGTTACTGAAGGTTTTCAGCTAAACGACCCGATTCCAGACCCGACAGATGAATTAACAGGTGTTTACTTCATTACTGAGACTGCTGGATCTGGAATCAGCAAACTAGATGTTAATGGCACGACCTTTGACGAAGGTGATTGGCTAATTTGCAACGGAGCCACTTCCGGTTGGGCGCGAATTGATACAGCGGCTGGTGGTGCGGGTGGAGGCGCTAGTCGCCTTGAAGATCTGCTTGATGTCAATATTGCGACTAAGCAGCCAGGCGCATTGCTGCAGTATCAAGCGAATGGCACTTGGCAAGACATCTACGCTGTAGACGCGGGGACTTACTGAAATGGCATACGGAGTTGGTGGTGCTGGTGCAGTTCCTCAGGCAAGCACTTTTGTTGACCCCGTCGCAGGTACGCGAATCTACCTGAGGCGATCAGACACACAAGGCAAAAAGCCTGCTGCTGGTGACGCTGAATATGGCGAATTGTTTGTCAACTACCACAGCAATTCCCCAATGCTGTGTTTCAAAGACAACGCTGATCAAATTGTCGAAATTAGGCCGCAGGCACCTGTCAGTAGCGGTCCTGTTCCGCCTACTAGCAACAATGAAACAGGTGACCTCTGGTGGGACGGAACAAACCTGCTTGTCTGGAATGGCAGCAGCTGGAAAGTTATTGGCGAGCAAGCGCTTGGCGATCTAACTGATGTTGACACCGCAGGCGCTAGCAACGGGATGGTGCTGTCTTATGACGGTGCCGAATGGGTGCCCATAAGTCCTGCCAGCCTAAGCGTTGATGTTGACCTTGATTACACTGCTGCATCTGACAAAGGCACGGTTACCAACTCTGCTGGTGATGACGCTGAGATCCCGCTAGCGACTGGTACCAATGCTGGCTTAAGTCTCAACAACTACACCACAGCTGAAAAAGACAAGCTGGGCGGCATTGAAGACGGCGCTGAAGCCAACGTTGGCACAAACCTTGCTTTTGTTCAAGATAAATTATTCGGCACGGTTGAAAGCTCAACAGGCACAGGGGCGACAATTCCGCTAGGCAACGGCATCAACGCTGGCTTGTCGCAGAATGACTTCACTGACGACGACCACGCCAAGCTTGACGGCATTGAAGACGGCGCAGAAGCAAACGTCGATCCGACACAGACATGGACGCCTGAAGCGAATCACGGAACTCTGGTTCTACAGCCTGGGGGTGATAACACCGTTATTGCTATAGCCACAGCAGCTGAAGCTGGCTTGATGTCAGCTAGCGACAAAGACAAGCTTGACGGGCTGCCTGATCCTGGCGCTATTACAGACGGCACGGTCACAAGCGTTGATTCTGGCAATGGCCTGACTGGTGGCCCAATTACTGACGCTGGCACGTTGTCTGTGCAAGCCGATGGCGACACCATCAGCGTTAGCGCTGCAGGCATCAAAGTCACTGATGGCAAATTTGCCGAGCCTGGCGACATTCCTGATGTAAGTGTTTATCTGCCGTTTGCTGGCGGCAACATGACTGGCGGGGTTACTGCCACGGTCCGCACGATTACAGCAGGTGCGTTTGATCTTGCAACTGGCAACCTCTGGGAATGCGGAGGCATCTCTATTCCTAACCCAAGCAATGCGGTGGCAGGCATGACTGGCGTGATTGTGTTTAGCGCCGCTCCTACATCGTTTGGCAGCGACTTCAAGTTTCCAGATGGCACACCGATTGCGCCCAGTTCTTTTCCTGCCGTAGCGCCGTTCTATGTCAAAGGATCTAGTCAGATTCTTGTTGGTAAAGCTGTAGAAGGTATCGCCTGATGGATTTCAGCAACTTTTGGTGGCAGGCAGCTGCTGATCCCGGTCCTGGTCCTAATCCTGATGCAGGCGACCCTATCGGTCAAAGCCTGCGGTTTAGGGGTAGTTCATCACTTTCTGGTCCTACAGGCGGATCTGGAACGGCAAGCGTATGGATTAAGCGTGGCAAGTTAAGTGCTGCGCAGACTGTAATGTCCGGCATTGCATTTGATGCCAGCGACAAATTAAACGGTTCTACGGCTGTGTTTCGTGATCCGAGTGCATGGATGCATGTTGTAGTTAATGCAAACGGCACCTATGTCAACGGTGTTTCTGTTGGCAGTGGCAGTGCAATTAGTGCAGGAACTATTGGCACCAGCTGTGAGCTTTATTTGGCCGCGTTTT